CTGGCAAACACCTGTGACCAGCCGGCGGATTCTTTCTCGCGCAGGTCTTTGGTGTTGATGACGCCGATCAGGCGCTCGCGGGCCTCGATTTCCTTTTGTACGTTGTCGTAGGCAGTCGAGCCGACGATCAGCACGGCCTGGCGCTCGGCCAGGCGCTTGATGGTGACCTGCTCGATGGCCTGCGCCAAACTGATGTTTTGCTGCGCGGCCAGGGCGGTGGCTTCTTCTTCAAGCTGCAGGCCGGCGATGCGGTCGTTGATGGCTTTCAGCGAGGCGGCAGCGGCGGCCTCCTGGCTGCGCATCCACTCCTGAATGCCGGCGTCTTCTTTCAGGCGGGCGGCCTGGCGCTCTTCGGCCGCCTTCTGGGCGGCCTCCATTTCCTTGGTGAGGGCCTTGGTGGCTTCGACCGCGTAGGGCTGCTGGGCCACGTAGCGTTGCACCGCCTGGGTGTAGTCGTCCCAGCTCAGGCGGCCGGCGTCGAGCGCCTTGCGCAGCAGGTTGATGTTCTTGGCGTAATCGGCGTCCACGCCGGTGGCCTTGCCGTTGATCTTGTCGAGCAGCTTTTGCAGTTCGTCGCCCGTGGCCTTGGCCTCATCGCCCAGCTTTTTGACCACCGGGGCGGCGGCCTTGAGGGCGTCGGCCTGGGCTTTGATGCTGTCCACACCGCCCAGGATGCGCGGATCGGCGGCGGTGCCGCGGCCGGCGCCGGCCAGCGAAGTGCCCACGCCGAGGATGCGCTGCTCCAGCGCGTCCAGTTCCTTGCGGGCGCGCACGCCGTCCTCTTTGACGGCGTTGCTGATGGCCTTGAATCCGGCGATGTCGAGCGAGGCCAGGGCCACGGCCTGCGCGCCGATGGCGCCGATCTCACGGCCAATGCCCTGCAGCACGAAGGCGACGTTGGCGCCGGCGATGGTGACGGCCTCCAGCACGGTCTTGAGCCCGGTGCCGAGGATCTGCGCCAGGCTGTTGCTGCCGTCCTTGCTTTCGAGGAACACGCGCGCCAGCTCGTTGAGCGTGGGCAGCACCTCGCCGGCCATGGTGGTGGCGAAGGCCTGGCCGGAAAGGCTGATTTTCTTGAGGTTGTCGTTGAACTCGGCCGCGTTGGCGGCCAGGTCGCCACTGAAGACGACGCCCAGGCGCTCGGCCTCGGTGCGCAGGTCGGCGATGCCGGCGGCGCCCTTGTTCAGCAGCGGGATCATGTCGGCGCCGGCCTTGCCGAACAGCTCCACGGCCAGCGCGGCTTTTTCGGGGCCGTCGCGGAAGGATGCGAATTTGCTGGCGATGTCGCCCAGCACGGCGTCAGATCCGCGCAGGCTGCCGTCGAGGTTCTTGAAGGCCACGCCGATGGCCTGGAAGGCGGCTGCCTGCTCTTTGCCACCGCCGGCGGCGGCGGACATATTGATGCTGAGCTTGCGCACGCCCGTGGCCAGGGCCTCGATGGGGGTGCCCACCACCTCGCCGGCGTAGCGCAGGGCGGCCAGGCTTTCGGTGGCGATGCCGGTCTTTTCAGACAGATCGTCGAGCATGTCGAGCATGTCCACGGCGCCCTTGAGCGCTGACACGCTGATGGCGCCCGCGGCCACGCCGCCCAGCACGCCAAAGGCGGCGCCCAGGGCGCCCACGCCGCCGGCTGCAGCCTTGGCTTCGTCGGCCAGGCCGCTGAGCTTGCCGCGGGCGGCCGTGAAGGCGTTGCCGGTGCGGTCTTCGGCGGTGAGGATGATCTTGGTTTCGTTGGGCGCGGCCATCAGGCGGGTGCTCCGGTGTCAGGGGTCGCGTTGCTCGGACCATGCGGCCAGCGTGGCGGCTTCGCAGGCCTGGATGCCGGCAAAGACGCTGCGGCGCTCGTCGCCCTCCAGGCCTTGCAGGTCGAGGTAGGCGCGCACGCCGGCGTAGTCCAGCCCGGTGGCGCCGGCCATGCCGGTGCGCCACTGGGTGCGCACGCCTTGCCAGCATTTCCAGGCCTGCACGTTGCACGGCCAGAGGTACAGGGTGTGCACCGGCTGCGCCGCAGCGCCCCCCAGCAGGCCGGCGCCGGCCAGGGCCTGGGCGAATGGGCTGTTGGGATCGGGCGGCGGGTCATTTTTTTTGCTCTGGCTGGCGAGGGCTCGGGCCAGAGCCTCTAGTTTTTTTCCTTCACGCTTACCTCGGTGCCGTAGGCCTTGAACATCAGCGAGGCCAGGCCGGGCACCTTGCACAGGCGGCGCAGCGCATCCGCGCTGAAATCGACCGGGGTGCCGTTGCCGTCGCGCACGCCGTCCCAGCCTTGCACCACGCTGGCCAGGAAATCGGCGAAGGTGACGCTGGTCTCCTGCGCCAGGGCGTCCTTGTATTCGTCAACGTCGAGGCGGCGGGCGATGAGGTCGAAGCTGGCGGGCTTTTCGACGCCGGCGCCGTCTTTGGTGGTGAAGCGCACGGTGAAGCGCACCGTGTCGGAAATTTCAATGTTGAAGGCCATGGTTCCCCCGATGTAAAAACGCCCCCGATAGGAGGCGCGCAGGATGCAGGCTCGGGGGAAACCTGACTCGGCCTGAAGCCGTCCTGCGCGCCGATGCGGTGCGGCCCTGTGGATCAGGCGCCGTAGCCGACCATGCGGCCGTCCATCGAAATGGAGGCGGCCTTGGTGATGGCGCTGCCCTTGTTGAGCTTGGGCACTTCGGACAGCAGCAGGTTGCCGTAGCCGTACAGGCGGCCGCCGCCGGGCACCACCAGCTTCAGCGCGACCTTGGTGAAGGCGCGTGTGATGCCGGCCATGGCGGCCTGCACGGCGTTGGTGGGGTCGTAGCCGATTTCGAGGTCGATACTGGAGGCCTCGAAGCCGACGGGAACCTTGATGTCGTTGCGGGTGGCCAGCGGGCTGACGGTGTTGTACTTGGGGCCGCCGCCGTTGCTGGCGATGGTGAGGATCTGCGGAATCTCCACCCAGCTGCTGACCTTGGACGCGGTGCCCACGCCAGAGCCTGCGGGGTAGTACGTGGTGGAGCTGGAATCCAGCCCGGTGATGTTGAAGGTGTCGGCCGTCTGGCTATCGACTTCCCAGATGGTGTCGTTGGCGTCTTCCCAGCCGGAGCTGAGCAGCACGGGATCGAGGTCGCTGTATCCGTGCGCGGTGGCGGTGGCCACGGCGGGCGATGCGTTGGTGACGGCGCTGATGGTCTTGGTGGCGGCGAAGGTCACGCTGTAGTAAATCTTCGTGCCCTCAGGAAAATAATAGGCCATGACGTGGTTCCTTTGTAGAGGTGGGTGGGGTTGCTGGGTGGATCAGGTGGCGACGGTGGGGGCGCCGGACAGGGTTTGGGCAAGCACCTGCCAGCTTTGGCGCACCTCGGCGATCACCTGGCTGGCTTGCCCGGTGACGGTGGGGTCGGCGCTTTGCAGCAGGATGGGCGACTTGGCGAGGCCGCCCAGGTAGGCGGCGGATTCGCTGGCGTACAGGGCGGATTCCACCTCGCCGGCCAGCGCGCGGCTGGCGGCGGCGGCATTGGTGCCGGTGGCCACGCTGATGATGTCCACCTGGAGGGTGCGGCTTTGCGTGAACGGGAAGCCGAGGCCAACCGAGTCGATCTGCTCGGGGCCGCAGGTGATGACGATGGCGGGCAGCATGGCGGCCGTGAGCTCGTCGGGGTGGTCCACGTACACGCTGGCGCCCGCGGCGGTGCTGGCGGCCACCAGCGTGGCGGCCAGGGCGTCGAGGATTTGCTGGGTGATGTGGGCGGCCATGGTGCTACGCCTCGCGCAGGGTGAGGGTGGTGATGCCGGTGCCGTCAGGGCGGACGCTGGCCACGCTGTAGGCGGTTCCGGCGATGGTGATGCCGCTGTCCCACGTCAAATCGGCCACGTCGGCGGTTTTGCATTGCGCCTGCGGTGAGCTGTCGCCCACCAGTCCGCCGAGCTGCAGGCCATAGGCTGCGTCGCAGATCACGTCGAACTCAACGATTTGTCCGTGCGCGGTGTAGGCGCTGGCGGCTGCGTTGCTGACGTGCTTGAACACCGCCTGATTGAGGCGGGTTTCAAGGGCTGCGAAGGGCTGCGGCATGGCGGGTGGCTGCGTAGGTGCGGCGCATCAGGGCTTATCAGGCCTTGGTGCCAGGCACGCCGGTGAGGTACACGTCAAAGGAGGTGACGCCGTTGCCGGCCGCCTCCCAGGCGCAGGCGGCGGCGCCGCTGATGTCGCCCGTGGCCGGGGTGGCCGCGTTGTCGTCAAACTTGCCGGCGGACACGTCCCAGACGAGGGATTCGCCCTGCGCGATCACGGCGCCGGAAACCTTCGGCACGGTGAACACGCCGCGCGTGGCGACGCTGCCGGTGGCGCCGTTGGCGATGTCGTTGATGGCGACGCCGATGATGTTGCCGATGACAACAACGTCGCCAGCGGAGATGTTGGCGCCTGCGGTGTAGTCGATGACGTTGCCGGCCTGGACTGCGTTGGTGCTCATGATGATGATCCTGTTCTGGGTGGTGGTTTGGTTGGCCGGCGGTGAGGCCGGCCGGGTGTCATCAGGCCGTGGCCTTCAGCAGGCCGCGGTAGTCCACGGCCTTGGCGGCGAAGTCGAGGCGGCACTTGTAGGACACGCCATCGGTCTCGAAGCCGACTTCGGATTCGATGACCGGGCCCTCGGCGCCGTCGAGGTAGCAGTACTCGACCGTATCGACCTGGGCGCTGGATGCGGCCAGATACCAGGCGCTGGTGCTGTTGGCATCCAGCACAGGCTCGACCACCGGCGTGACGGCGGTGCGGCCACCGGCGCGGAACTCGTTGATCTCGGCCTTGGTGCTGGGCACGTAGTTGGCGCTGGTGAGGTTGTAGGCGGTCTGCTCCAGCGTGGCGGGCACGATGAGGAAGGCGGGCGCCAGGTTGAGCTCTTCGGACTGCAGGCCCTTTTGCAGGCGCATGGCCGTGCGGCCGGCGCCCAGCGTGGCGATGGCCAGGGCGCTGGAGGTGATGAGGTTGCTGTGGTTGGCGTGGAACAGCGCGGTGCCGTCGGCCAGCGCGGCGTTGGCCGTGAGCTGGCTGTACACGGTGCGGTTTTCCAGCCGGCGGGCCGCGAAGCCGAAGGCGGTGACAAGGCGCTCAAAAGCGCGCAGGTCGTCGTTGATGATGGCCTGGCGGGTGAGCGTGACGATGCGACCGTAGGTGAG